GTTGTGCTAACATAGTATCTTCGTCTTTGTCTCCTACACCTGCTCCATCCTCTACATATCCAGAAGCTCTTATATAGTTATTTGTGTCTTGTTCATCGTGGTCAATTTTAGATGGTAAGTAATTTATACCACCTTCGTTAAATTTTCTTACTTCTGCAATTCCACCTTTGCTAAATGTATAAAGAGAATTACCTTGCTGATATGAATAAGGACTCATACCTGACTGACTCATTGCATTTGAATCATCGTATTGATATGTATCTAAAAGATTTGCTAATTGATCATCAGCTTTTTTCTTTGCTTTCTCATAATCTTCAGGTCTTGTACCTTCAGGCATTTCTGTAGGTTCGTCTTCACCTAATAAACTTGTTGCTGCTAAACCAACACCTAGTTTTCCACCTGTACCTAAGCTCATAAATCCAGATCCTTTCATCAAAGCTTCTTTACCACCGCCTGCTGCAATTTCTTCTGCCGACATTGCTTTTACTTGGTCTGTAGTCATAGGGCTTTTTCCAACTAAGCCTGATATACCTTGACCTGCAAGTGTATTACCTAATTGAGATCTTAAAAGAGCTCCTCCTGTACCTTGGCCTGCTATCGTATTACCAATAGAACCAAAAGCTTGTGGTGCAAATGATCCCATAGTTCCTTGACCTACACCTGCCATACCTGCAAATTGTCCAAGACCGCCTGCTATTGCTGCATCTCTTAATGATCTTTTTGTTGATTTACCTCTAAGCTTTTGTATGCCAAAGGTTGCTAATGCTATAGTAAATGGATCCATAATATTTTAACTAGTTATTATGGTATTTTAACTTATATATGAGGTTTCTTCAATATCAGTCGATTTTATAGAATTCGTCCTTAACTTTACCAGTATACTTATACTCTCCAATATGGCTTATTTCTTCGTCACATAGAGCAAAAATCTTACCACCAATAGCTCTCCAAAGTTGGCAGAAATAAAAATCTTCACCCATATAAGTTTTCTTAGACGGACTCCAATATGTATCAAAAAAGTTATAATAGTTTGGTCTATCTATAAGCTCACCATTCATTAGAGTTTTTTGTTTAATAACAAGCTCTTTGTAGTGTTCTTTAAGCTTTTCAAATACAGATTTCTTTATCATCATCATGCCTGTAGGTCCTTTAATAACTTCAATATACCCATCCACAGGTCTAATATCTTTTGTATCTGGTATCTCAATAGGAAACAAATGACCCATAGTATTTATGTCATCATCAGGTCTTGTTTCAAAATCTTTTCTAAACTTAGCATCAGTCTTTTGTTTTATAGGATAAGGTATCAAGGATACGTCATGTGGTGATTTCATTAATCTCATGACAGATCTAGTTGTAAACTCTACATCAGAATCAATGAACAACATATACTCTGCATCAGAATTCATAAAAGCAGAAGCACATAAGTTTCTACCTTGAGTTACGAGAGAAGACTTCATTAATTGAAAAGTAATTTTAATTTTATTTAAAATACATTCTTTTTGTAGATCTAGACAAGCTTTCATATAATGTATCGATACATCAGAATGCACAGGTGTGCATATCATAATATGATTTTTATTTGTTTCGTTTGACATGAATTGCTCCTTTTAAAAAGTTTGCCCAACTATTTGCAATATACTTCCAATCATAAAATCTTCTGTAATACTCTTGTTGAAATTTTAAATGGCTCGATAAATCATTAGATAATATTTTTTTGGTTTGTAAAATACATTCTACTAATTGTGTCGTTAGTTTATCTTTGTTTTGTGTAAACGGTATATATATTGGAAACTCACAACAAGTTTCAGGTAAAGCACCTAGATCTGTAGTAACTAACATCTGACCTGCAGCTAATGACTCCATAGCTGATATACAAAAAGTCTCTTCCCAAATACTAGGAAAACAATTTACATCGTAATCTTTTAGTTTAGTTAATAATGTTTTGTGATCGCAATAACCCATGTAATTAACATTAGGTAAGCTTTTTGCTTTTTCATATAATTTTTCATAACTTTTGTCATTATGATCATGAAATTGTTTACCGTATATAATAGTGCTTGAATAAACATCTAATGTAATATCGGGATCATTTATCTTCTCCATCGCATTTAGAGCTACCTCAAGACCTCTCCAGGGTGTTGAGATATAGCACATTTTAATTTTTTGTTTTGGTGTGAAATCTGTTTTTAATTGCAACTCATCATAATCAATAGCATTTTTAATTACAGTACATTTATCTTCAGGTATCTTAAAAAAATATCTATACTTCTCAAAACTCCAATGAGAATTAAATACATACCAATCATACTTCTCATGGTTGTCCTTGTTTTGAAACCATGGTGCTAGATTAGGCTGATCGTAAGAATTTTTTAGCCAAAGAATATTAGGCTTTAATGGATCTAAAGGTTCTTTCTCTGGTATTGAAGTTGTTATTTGGACTGAAGAAAGCACACCTTCGTCAACGTACTTTTTAAGATATCCGAGTTGTATTTCAGTACCGCCTGCTGGTTGCATTATGATTTGGTTTTACCAAATACTTCAAGAGATGCAACTGTTATTTTCTGATTAATTTGTAAATCATCTGAAGTAGTATCAGTACCGGGATCAGCAACATCAGAATCAAAATGATCTTTGCTATCATATTTTTGTCCTGTTCTTTTGTTTACGACCTCTTCTTCTGCTTTCGCTGGAAAAACTGGTACTTCTTCTCCATTGATAATTACTGTTTTTTGTTTTTCACTCATTATCGTCCTTGTCGGTTATATTTCTTATAACATCTTTTCTTGTGTTTGTTAAGAGTCTTAGTATGGCGACGTGGCCTTTTCCTAGGTTTTGGCCTAGGCACGAAGTGGGTAAATTTAACTCTAGCCATTTTCCTGTGATCTATCTATTAGTGCATATGTTATAGCACCTTGGATTTTATTACTGCCTGTAGCTGCTTGAACTGTAACTGCATCACCAGCCTCTAAATTTAATGTTTGTGGTGTAGCATTTACTTGAGTTTTAGCTGCAACATCATCTCTAAAAAATTCGTACTCAGCACTCGAATCAGAAGAATCTACTAAATTCATGTTTACAAGAATTGCTGAAGAAGCATCATTGTTTGCAACATAGATACTTTTTACAATAATTGTTGCATTTGCTGGACATGTCAGCACTGTCGTTTTTGTTGTGCCTGATTGTTTGTATCCTTGGTTTTTATATTGAATTGTCATGATAAAAAATAATTAAAAGCTTCGCTATCGTTTTTTTGTTCTCTTTGGTAAGATGTATTTAATTGATTCTGTAATGTTTCCAAAGCCAAATTGATTTGTCTAAAAGAATCAGTGCTAAACTCTATTGGCGGTTCAGGTAAAAATACTTGTACTTTAGCCATTATCTTCTTCCATCAGGTTGTATGTCAAATCTAAATTGTCCAAATCTCCAACTTTGATTAACTCCATCATTTTCTACTTTTACTGCTGCAAGCCTAGCCCTTGCTCTTGTGTCTACCTTACTCGTAGATGAGTTAACTGTAAATGGCCCTAAGGGTGAGCTAGCCTGTGTTTGAGATGGAAAATCTCTTAATGTAAGCGTTACTTTTGCATTGCCATTTATGTATTTAAAATCTGGTATAAATCTTCTTATCTTAATAAAGAACTCACCATCACCTTGAGAATCTAAATCAAAATCTCCAGAAAGAATAAATGCAGGAATTGCGTTAATAGTTCCATTCGCTAGAACTTCGTTTCTACCAACTTCATGGTTAAATACCTGTGAGGAACCTTCAGAGACACCTTGAATTACAGGTGTTGTTGGTGCAACATTGTTTGTAAACTCTGTAGCTATTGGATCGTTAAATACTTTTGTATCAGTATATGTTGTTCTTGCTAAGGTGCTAGTGTACCAAGTTTGCTCAGCATAGTTATACGCAACTAATTTATTTACGAAATTTGAATTAGATGCTGCATAAAACCAATAGATTTCAGAGTACAAACTATTTTGTGAAGCATAGCAAAGTTCACTTCCACTAGCAAAATTAAATCCGGGTGCATTATCTTCTGTAGTAAAT